CAACTCTACCATCGACGACCGCACCCGACCAGCACACCGGCTCGCAGACGGTCAGCGCGTCGGCGTTGATGAGCCGTTCCTGGTGGGCGGCTTCCCCCTCATGTTCCCGGGCGACCCGTCCGGGCCTGCTGCACTCACGGTTCAGTGCAGATGGACCACGCTTCTAGTCGGGGCCGACGAAGCACTAGACCTGTCGCACCGACAGTCCAAGAGGAGGTAACACGATGGCTACACGCTTCCGCGCGCTGGCGGCTCCGATCGACGTCTCGACCGGCGACCGCAGGCGCTTCACGGACGGCTTGACCGTTGCGCCGACCCCGCTTCCCCTGCGCTGGCCGCGCGAGGACGTCGGGGGTCACGACGGCGCGGTCACGATCGGCCGGATCGACAAGGTTGAGATGGGCGACAACGAGGTGTGGGTCAAGGGAACGATCTTCGACGACATCGACCGGGAGAGAATGCCGCGACTGGCCGAGGACGTCGCGACGGCTATGACCCTCGTTCGGGAAGGCGTCCTTGGTCTGTCCGTCGACCTCGACGACTTCGACGCCGTGCCGGTCGCCGTCGGCTCGAATGACCCGATCGACATGGACATGCTCGAAGACCCGGAGGTCGAGCTCGAACTCCTCGTGACCAAGGGCCGGATTCGGGCCGCGACCCTGGTCGACATCCCGGCGTATGTCGAGACGAACCACACGTTTGAGCTGTACGAGGACGACGAGTGCGACGTCACCAGCGAAGACGAAGATGAGATCTCGATCGTCGCCTCCGTGTCTGGTGACTCGAAGCTCCCCGTCGTCGACGACCGCGAGCACGAGTGGGACGGGGGCGCGGCGGCCGGCCGCGTGTTCGACGCCTACTCCGACGAGGACGGCAACGTCGACAAGCAGCGCGCTGGGAAGGCGTTCCTGTGGGTCGACGGCGACGGCACCAAGCGCGGTGATTACCGGCTCGGGTTCGCGGACATCGTCGACGGCGAGCTTCGGATCGTGCCGCGTGGCGTCGCCGCACTCGCGGGCGGCCGGGGGATCGGCGCGACGAAGGGGATCAGCCCCTCGGATCAGAAGGCGCTAGAAGGTCGCACATGCACCCTGTACGCCCGCGTGCGCGAGCAGTACGAGGACTGGCCGGAGTGCCCCTTCGACTCCGACGAGGCCGCTCACGCCGCGCTCGTGGCTACCATGGCGACCGCCGATATCGACTACCCGGCGCGCGCGTTCGTCTCCCCCGTCGAGATCAAGGGTCCGACGCCGATCACGTACGACTGGGACAGGGGCGTCGTCTATGGGCATATCGCCCTGCGGCACACCTGCCACGTCGGCTTCAAAGACACGTGCGTCCTGCCTCCGATCGATGAGTCCGGCGAGTACCCGTACTTCAACCGGATCGCGATCGAGACCGAGGACGGCCCGGTCTTCGCGGGCCGGATCACGGTCGGCGGCAGGCACGCGGCCCTGGGCCTCTCGGCGGACGCCACGGTCCGGGAATACGACGCGAAGACGGAAGCCGCGTACCCGCGCGCGACCACGGACAAGTGGGGCATCTTTGTGTGCGGCCCGATCCGTGCCGACTTGGATGACCGGACCGTCCGCGTACTCGGGCGGCGGAAGGTGTCCGGCGACTGGCGCGAGAAGTCCGAGGGTCTCGGCCTCGTGGAGGTGCTGGCCCTGTCTCCCGGGCCTCGACTCTACTCAGAACCCGGCTTCCCGGTGGCCACCCACTCCCACCGTGGCAGGCAGACCGCCCTGGTCGCCAGCTTCGGCCCCGAGCCAGAGGGCGCCCCGCAGCGCGTCGACGTCGGCGAGATCGCCCGGGAAGCCTTCGCGGCATTCCTGGAGATCCAGGCCGAGGAGGGGGAGAAGAGCAAGCTTCGCGAGGAGCTGGCGTCCCTCATGGGGATGGACGCGGAGAAGATGCGCGCCGAGCTGGCGCTAGCGATTGGGGACGCCTGATGTGCATGTGCACGAAGTGGCTCGTGATTCCCCCGGCCGGCAAGGGGCCGCGCCGGTACCACACGACCGAAGCCCAGGCCAACGCCTACGCGGCGAAGTACCCGGGAGCAAAGATCCAACCTCCGAAGAAGAAGTGAGGGAAGGTCAGATGAAGGTCCACCTCGTGAGCCGCGACAACGGGGTGGGTCTCAGCGCGGACATGGACCTTCTCGAAGGAGTGCTCGCCGAGCGCGGGCACTCCGTGACCCGGGTCGAGTGGTCCAAGCGAGTGATGCCCCGGTGCGACGTCGCGATCTTCCTCGAACTGTGGAACCCGACGCTTGCCCGGTACGCGCGCCGGACGGTTGGCATCTTCAATCTGGAATGGTTCCAAGATTCTTGGAAGCGCCACCTGTGGACGATCAGCCAGCTATGGGCGAAGTCCCGCGAGGCGCACACGATCTATCAGGGCCTCGGCCTGAAGAACTCGACGTACACCGGGTTCGCCTCCAGGGACTACCTGGACGCGGCCGTCGAGCGCGAGCCCCGGGTCCTGCACCTGCGGGGCAAGTCCGATTTCAAGGGGACCAGGCACGTCCTGGACGCATGGCGGAAGTACCCCGACCTCCCGCCGCTCACGATCGTGTCGGCGACACAGTTCCCGGTGCCCCGGAACGTGCGCCTCGTCGGCCGGCTCACGCCCGAGCAGTTACGCCGTGAGCTGAATCGGCACTCGATCCACGTGTGCCCCTCGACGTCGGAGGGGTGGGGGCACTACATCACCGAGGGCCTGTCGGTCGGCGCTGCGGTCGTCACGACCAACGCGTCCCCGATGAACGAGCACGTCGCCCCCGAGTGGGGCGCCCTCGTCGAGCCGGTACGCACGACCGGGCGGGGCATGGTGCGCGAGTCCCACGTCGACGCCCGCACCCTCGCGAAGGCCGTCCGGGCCGTGGCGCACTGGTCCGACGAGGACCGGGCGAAGGCGCGGGAGATGGCGCGTGCACACTTCGAGAACAGGAACCGGGCGTTCGCCGAGATCGCCCTCGACCGACTGGAGCAGCTTCGATGACGGCCCGACAAGTACTCACCCCCCTGCTCGACGAGCTCGCCGCGCGGTACGGCGCGCTGCGCATCCTGGAGACCGGCACGATCCGAGGGGAGGGCGACAGCTACCGCGACAACGACGGGTGGTCGACGGTCGTGTTCGCCGAGGCTGCGGTCGCCACGGGCGGGAACGTGACCTCGATCGACCTCGACACGAAGGTCGCGACGCGGGTCCTCGCCGACCGGGGGCTCCTCGGCGTCGTGAAGCTGATCGAGGCGCACTCGATCGACGCCATGGGCGAGCTGCTCCTCGATCAAGAGCCGTTCGAGCTGGAGCCGTACCACCTGATCTACCTGGACTCCGACAACGACGCGGAGCTGATCCTGCACGAGTTCTACCTCGCTCGGCGCATGGTCCGGGCGCCCGGGTACATCCTGGTCGATGACGTCGACATGGAGTCCGAAGGCGTCGTCAAGGGTCACGCGATCGTGCCGTTCCTGGACCGGGCCGGCATCGAGTACCGCATCGAGGAGCGCCGGAGCGAGGACTACGCGACCGGCATCCTGATCATCCCGTTCGGGGCCTGAGATGGAGCTCGTGATCGTGCCGGCGTGGCGCCGGGCCGACTTCCTGCACGCGTGCCTGTCCCGCCTCGCGATCGCCGACGAGGGCCGACAGGAGTACCTGATCGCCCTGGACCGGGGCCACGATCAGCGGAACGCCCTCGTCGTGAAGGCGTTCGCGAAGCAGGTCGGCGAGCGCCGGGTCCGGACCCACCTCCCGAGGCACCACTACCGAGGCAACTCGTACAACGTGCTCACGTCCTACGCGCTGGCCGTCAATACGAACGCCGAGCTCGTGCACCTCGTCGAGGAGGACGTCTTCGTCGGCTCGGACTACTTCGGGTTCCACCGGGCTGCGCACGAGATCGCCCCGGCCGCCTTCGCCGTCTCCGCGTGCCGCAATCAGAACGTGCTGGCCACGCCGCCCGACGAGCCGGCCATGGTGTGGGCGCACCGGGATTACCAGTCCCTCGGGGTGAGCTTCCGGCGCGAGACTCTCCGGCTCGTGCTGCGCGAGGCCCGAGAGGCGTACTACCGCGATCCGGTCGGGTACTGCCGGCGCCGGTTTCCGAAGTCGAAGATCCCGCAGGCCAACGCCGAGCAGGACGGCCTACTCCACCGGGTGGCCGAGGACCGGGAGCTCTCGACGGTCTACCCGTGCGTGCCTCGGGCCTATCACGCCGGGTTCATCGGGTACCACCGTGACGGGGAGCCGCTGTCCGGGACGGACTTCTTCGTCCGTGGCCGGGCGCTGCTCGCCATGGGGACCGACGAGCTGAATCGGCGCGCGGCGTCGTTCCCGGATCACGCGGCCTTCGACCTAGACGCGGAGCGTCCGCAGGTCAAGGAACTGATCCACTGGTCGTGATGTGCCTCCAGACCCCGTGTACCGTTCTTCGTGTACCGGGGTCTGGTCTTGGCCCGCCCGGACGGCGTGGCCCCCAGGAGACCAGCCATGGGATTCAAGCTTCCCGAGGACATTAAGTCCCTTTCCGCCGACGAGCTGGCGAAGCTCGCGGGGGATGTCCGTACCTACGTTCGCACCGTGACGAGCGCCGAAGCCGGTTCCTCGATCACCGATCTCACCGAAGCTCGCGACGCGTACAACACCGTGCTCGCCGAGCAGAAGGAGCGCGAAGAGGCCGAGGCCCTTCGCCAGTCCCTCGCGGCCGACGTCGAAGCCGAAGACGAGGACGACGAGGACGAAGACGAGACCGAGGACGACGAGGAAGTCGAGGCCGCTACGCAGGCGCCGGCTGTCGTCGCTTCGCAGTCCAAGAGCAAGATCAAGACCCGCAACCTTCGCCGGTCCACCCTCGACGCGGTTCCCGCCGAAGAGGCCGACAAGTTCGTCGTGATGACCACGGCGTCGGACGTCCCGGGCTTCGGCTCCGGCGTGCCCCTGGAGAGCTTCTCTCAGGCCGCGCTCGCCCTCGACAACCGGCTCGCCGCGTACTCGCCCTCCGGTGCCATGCCGCGCAAGGGTGCCGTGCACTCCGCGCCGCGCGTCGGCCCGCACTCCTTCGCCATCGAGCCGGGTCGTTCCTCGATCCGTCACGGCGGCGTGATGTTCAAGCGCCAGTACCCCGATGACCTGCGGATCAAGGAGGGCTCGGACCCCGAGCGCGTCCTGAAGTACGCCGCGAAGGAGTCCCGTCTCCCGGGCGGCTCGCTGATCGAGTCCGCGAAGGCACAGATCAAGGCCGGTAAGGCCCTCACGGCCGCCGTGGGTTGGTGTGCTCCGTCCGAGGTGATCTACGACCTGTGCGACCTCTCCAGCCTCGACGGCATGCTCGACCTGCCGGAGATCCAGGCAACCCGGGGTGGTTTCCAGCTCCCGGCCGACGGTGGCCCGAACTTCTCGGTCGTGTGGAACGGCATCGGTGACGACGGCGACGTCATCCTCACCGAGTACCAGATCGAGAACGACGCGATCAAAGAGTGCTTTGAGATCCCTTGTCCGGATTTCGAGGACGTGCGGCTCGACGCCTCGTACCTGTGCCTCACGGGCTCCCTGCTTCAGCGGCGCGGTTACCCCGAGGTCGTCGAGTTCTTCAGCCAGCAGGCCGTTAAGGCGCTCGCGCACAAGGTCAACGAGAGCGTGATCTCGCGCATCGTCACGGCCTCGGGTGCTGCGGTCGTCATCCCGGCCGACGCGTCCGGCGACGACGCGGCTTCGGCGACCCTCGCGGCCGTCGACCTCGCGATCTGGGACATCAAGTATTCGCAGCGCATGAGCGCGACCACCTCGCTCGAAGTGGTCATGCCGTACTGGTTCCTGGTCCCGATCCGGGCCGCGCTGTCCCGCCGCTACGGGCTCGGCATGCTCGACGTCACGGACCAGATGATCATGGACTGGTTTGCGATCCGTCACGCAATGCCGCGCTTCGTGTACGACTGGCAGGACGCGTACTCGGGTCTCATGGGCGGCCCCGGTGGAGCTTCCCCGCTCACCGCGCTTCCGGCGACCGGACAGTTCCTGGTCTACCCGGCCGGCACCTGGACGAAGATCGTGCGCGACGTCGTGAACCTCGACACGATCTACGACAACGCCATGCTGACCACGAACCAGTACACCGCGCTCTTCGTCGAGGACGGGTTCAACGTCATTCAGACGTGCCCCGTCTCCCGGCTCTACACGGTCACTCTCGACCCGTCCGGCGTCGTGGGTTGCTGCTCCTAACATCCCCTTCGACCTGAAAGGAGGCCCGCATGGGGATCATCCCCGGGCCATTGGTCGAAGGGCCGCAGGCGGTCGGCAACCACTACGGGTTGCTGACCGTCGCGAGCGGGCCTATCGACCTGCCGGAGCACGGCAGAGGCGGGGGCGTCCGCTACGTCGAGCGGACGTGCGGAGAGGCGCACCCGTACCCGATCGACTGCTCCGCTGGAGTGGTCTACCCCTTCGAGAAGCAGGGCGACCCGGACAACGCCACCTTCGACGCGTTCCCGTTCATCGTGACCGCCTCCATCGAGTGCGGCTCGATCGGCTACACGTCGCAGGAGTTCATCGACAAGGTGAAGGCGCGCCTTCAGCTCGGCGAGCAGGGAGCGGCCGAGCTGGCCCTGTGGACCGGCATGACGGCGGCCGTCGGCGGGACGTCCCTCGGGATCAACGCGCTCGCCGACACCACGACCGACATCGCGGTCGGCGACAGCGGTAGCCCCGAGGCGGTGCTCGCGGCCCTGGAGGCGCACGCGTACCGCACGGAGGGCTACGGCGGCACGGCCTACATTCACGCCCCGGTCGAGGCCGCGTCGTGGTTCGGGTCGGCGTACCTGGTCGTCGAGAAGAACGGGATCAAGTACACGCCGTTCGGGTCCATCTGGGTCTTCGGCGGTGGGTACCCCGGTACCGGCGCCGACGGCGCGGAGCCTCCGACCGGTGGCTTCTACATGTACGTGACGGGGCAGGTCGCCGTCTGGCGCTCGGCCGACGTGTTCACGTACCCGATCCCGCAGACGCTGGACCGGACGAACAATCAGTACTTCCTCCTCGCGGAACGGGAGTACGCGATCGGTTTCGATTGCGGCGCAGGTCGCATCCTCTTCGACCCGCTGGGGAGTTGATCACAATGGCTTCAAGGTGTTACAAGCCCCTACAGGGCGCGACTTTCCGGGTTACCCGGGTCGACGACTGTGGATTCCCGATGTACGAGGAGTGCGCCTTCGCGGTCTCCGACGGACAGACACAGATCGAGATCACGCCGAACGAGGAGGACGGCGACCGCTTCCTCCAGAAGAACGCGGCCGGCCGCGCCCTGGTGAACCAGGAATCGATCCCTCTATTGAACTGGTTCGATTTCACCATCACGATGGCGGAGGTCGACCCCGAGCTGTTCTACCTGATGACGGGCTCGCGGCTGATCGACGACTACACGACGCCGACGCCGTTCCACATCGGTAACGCCTACGGGACGAACAACTGGGCCGCTGGAAACTTCGGCCTGGAGGTCTGGACCGGAACGTCGGAGGAGGCGTGCCCGACGCCGCCCGCGATCGTCGCGCCGTGGTACGGGTACCTGCTCCTCCCGTGGGCAATCAACGGCCGGATCACGGACGCGATCACCGTTGGAAACGACCTGATCACGTTCACGATCACGGGCCGGACGCGCTCGGGCACCCCGTGGGGTACCGGGCCGTTCGACGTCATGCTCGACGCGGCGGGCCTGCCGGCTCCCCTCGTCGATCCGGTCGAGGATGACGAGCACTTCCTCGACATCTGGACTCAGCTACCGCCCCCGCTCCCCGAGTGTGGGTGCCAGACGCTATCCAGCTAAGCGCACTTCCCGGGGGCCGCATCGATCACATGGTGCGGCCCCTTCGTCTCGAAGGGGGAGAGATGGCCCACTACGGTCCACAAGAGTGGTTCTACGCAACCGGGGAGCTGGCCGCGAATCAGCGCGCGGCCGTCTTCGGCCCCGGTGACCAAAACACGTTCGCCCCGATCTTCTCGGACCCGGGCCTTACGACCCCCCTCGACAACCCGACGACGACGGACGGCTCGGGGAACCTGGAGTTCTACGCGGCCGACGGCGAGTATTGGGTGTTCGTCGGCCCGGTCGGGACCGGCGACAGCGTGCTCGTCAACCTCGGAGCCCCAGCAGGTCCCGTCTTCACGGTCGATGACGTCGGCCCGGATGGCGACGGGAACGTCCCGCTCGGCGCGCTCACGCAGTCCATGGCGGACGCGAAGGGCGACATCCTGGCAGCGACCGGCCCGGACACGATCGTCCGCGTCCCGGTCGGCGCCGACACCTTCGTCCTAACGGCCGACTCGGGCGCGGCGGCCGGCGTGAGCTGGCAGGCCGGAGGCGGCGGAGGCGGGGGCATCCCGACGACCATCATCGACGCGAAGGGCGACCTGATCGCAGGCTCAGCCCCTGACACCCCCGTGCGCGTCGGAGTGGGAACAGACGGGCAGGTTCTGCGTGCAGACTCGGGGGCGACTCCCGGCGTCGCGTGGGACACGCTTACGGCCGCAGACGTCGGCTCCGTGCCGACCACCCGGAACGTGAACACACAGAACGGCATCACGGGGGGCGGCGCGCTCTCGGTGGACCTCACCCTCGAACCGGACTACGGTACGGCGGCTAACACGGTCGCCGAGGGCAACGACCCTCGGATCGTGAATGCGGTGCCGAACACCCGGACCCTCACGGCCGGGATCGCGCTCTCGGGCGGCGGGGACCTGTCGACAGACCGGACCTTCGATGTCGACCTCGGCACGACGGCCGGGACGGCGGCGGCTGGGGACGACGCCCGGATCACCGGGGCACAGCAGCGCTCTACGATCACCACGAAGGGCGACCTGTACGCGGGCACCGGGGCCGCGACGACCGTCCGGCAGGGCGTCGGCACGGACGGGCAGGTGTTGCGGGCCAACTCCGCCCAGGCATCGGGCCTGGAGTACCACACCCTGACAGCATCGGATGTCGGCGGCGTCCCGTCGAGCCGGCTCATCAGCACGACCAATGGCCTCCAGGGCGGTGGGGACCTCTCGGCGGACCGGACCCTTCAGCCCACATATGGGACCGGGGCGAATACGGTCGCACAGGGCAATGACACACGCATCGTGAACGCGATTCAGGGCACGCTGTTCGACGCGAAGGGCGACCTGATCGCGGCGTCGGCGGCCGACACCCCGGCTCGGCTCGCTGTCGGGACCGATGGGCAGTACCTGCGGGCGGCGTCGGGCCAAAGCACGGGTCTGGAGTACCACACGATCGTCGCGTCGGACGTTGGCGCGGTTCCGACCACGCGGACCATCACGACACAGAACGGCCTCACCGGGGGTGGTGATCTCTCGGCGGACCGGACCCTCGAACCCGTGTACGGAACGGCCGTGAACACCGTTGCGCAGGGCAACGACTCCCGGATCGTCAATGCGATTCAGCAGACGTTGCTCGACGCGAAGGGCGACATCATCGTCGCCACGGCCAACGACACTCCTGCGCGCCAGGCGATCGGCACCAACGGCGACATCCTGACGGCGGACTCCGCGCTCACGAATGGCCTGAAGTGGGCGATCGAAAAGAGCTCGGGCATGTACCCGAGAGCCAACTACGTCCCCACGGGTGGTGCGGTCACCACGCGAAGCTCGAAGGCCGCCACACTCAATGCCCTGTTTTACATCCCCTTCCTGTTGCTCCGCGATGCCACGCTGTCCGGGATCGCCTTCGAGGTGAGCGGGATCTCCGCGCTGGCCGTCGTGCGTGCGGGGATCTACGCGCCAGACTCCTCCTTCCTGCCCAGCGGGGCAGCGGTGGCCGACTACGGAACGACGGACGCAAGCACGACGGGCACGAAGACCTTTTCGGTATCCACCGCGCTCACGGCTGGCCTGTGGTTCCTTGCGCTGGTCGGTCAGACTGCGGCGCCGACGTTGCGACACTGTGCTGGCTGGAGCCCATTCGTGGCCAGCGCGACTTTCCCCACGGGCACCGGCGTGGGCTGGAATAACGCGTGGGTTCAGACCGGGGTAAGTGGGTCGCTCCCCACGGTCGGGTCCATCACAGACACGGACTGCCCCATGGCAGGCGTGAAGTTCTAGAAGAGGAGGGGTATATGCCCACCACCCCGGATCCGGTATTCATCGGCCAGCTTGTCCAGATCCCGATGGTCTCTGGCGGGAATGGCGGCGTGGATCGCTGTCCTGCCATCATCACGGAGATCAACGACCCGGAAGTTGAGGACGGAGGCGCGAGCGTGAACGTGCGTCCGTTCCCCAATAACATCGATCTCAACCTGGGGGTGATCCCCGTGCTGTTCTGCCTCTATAAAGAAGAGGCGGAAGCTGAAGGCTTCACGGGGATCCTGAACAATGTGCCCCAGGGCGCATGGCCCCTGGATTACACCTTCGTCTGATCGGGAGGTCCCACCCGTGCCAGTCATCCCGGTACCGAGCCCGCAGCCCTTCCCTCCGGGGTCGGGCGGCATGTGCGGGTGGGACATCGACCCGTCTGACATCTGCCCCATCTGGGTTGACCTCACGCCGGCCGAGCAGAACACGGCCCTGAACCTCGCCGTCATGATCATGTGGGCCGCGACCGGGCGCCAGTTCGGCCCGTGCGAGATCACGATCCGGCCGTGTCAATCCGAGTGGTACAACCAGCAATACCGGGTGTACCCCGTCTGGGCTTCCGGGGGGTGGGGCGATAACTCGGGGATGTTCTTCCCCTACCTGTACGGCGGACAGTGGTTCAACTCGTGTGGGTGTGGCACCCGGTGCTGTTGCCGGCCTCACTGCGAGATCGTCATGCATGGGCCGGTCGCCCAAATCGTCGAGGTCGTCGTACACGGCGAGGTCGTCTCGTCAACGGAGTACCGCGTCGACGTCGCGCAGGGGGCGACTCGGCTCGTCAAGACGTCCCCCGGGTGCTGGCCCACGTGTCAGGATCTCAACCAGCCGGCCGACGGCCCGGAAGCCTTCGCGGTGACCTACTCCCGGGGGACGGCGATCCCGCTCTCCGTGATCAGCGCGACGGAAATCCTCGCGTGCAACTTCGGGTCGGCGGTCAAGGGTGCGGCGTGCGCGCTCCCGCAGCGCCTCACGAGCCTGACTCGGCAGGGGGTGACGGCCGAGTTCATTCAACAGGTCACCGACATTGATCAGTTCACGACCGGGATCAACGAGGTCGACATGGTGATCCGGGCCGTGAACCCCGGGCGCCGGGTGCGACCTCCGCTCGTGCTGTCCCCCGACCTGCCGGAGTACGGCGACCGCATGACAATCTTGGGGTCCTGATCATGGTGTACATCTCCGACCCGCTGGTCATGCCGATCGCCGAGGAACTGCTCGCGTGCTACACGGCGGCCCTCGAAGACTGCGCTCCCGTCCCCCGCTACCTCGGATTCCGGCCCGGGACCGTGGTCGACTGGCTCCTGTCGACCCTGGAAAACGAGTGTTGCGACGGCCTGGCATGGATCAGGCCCGTGTCGTTCTTCCCGTCGTCGGCGAACTTCCCTCAACAGGACGCGGCCCCCGTGCCGAAAGGTACGAGCGCGTGGGCTGTGGTTCTAGAGATGGGGGCCGTCCGGTGCGCGCCGACCGGCCCTGAGAACTACCTCCCGCAGCCTGCCGAGTGGGACGCCGTAGTTCAACGGATGATGGATGACGGCGCCGCGATGCGCCGGGCGATCTGTTGCTACATCCAGGCCGACCCGACCGGGCTCCGGCACCGGAGAGTTCTCCCGGGCATCTGGCAACCCCTCGACGTGCAAGGGGGTTGCGTCGGAGGCGCGCTCACGGTCACGATCCAGGGGCCAGCGTGCGACTGCTCAGAGACGGGGGTGTCGTGATGTCCGGGGTCATCAACGGCTCGTCGCTGTACGCGAAGCTCTTCGCCGAGGGGAACCGGGTCGCAACTCAGGAGGTCATGCGCGGGACTCGGCAGGTCTTCACGCGGTCTCAGATCCGGTGCCCCGTCGATCTCGGGTACCTCCGGTCGACGGGCTCTATGCAGTTCCGGAGCACGCCGCGCGGCCCGGTCGGGAAGGTCCAATACACAGCCCGGTACGCGGCGGCCGTCAACGATGGCGCGCGCCCCCGAATCATCCGACCCCGCTCGAAGTCGGTCCTGAAGTTCGAGGTCGGCGGCCGGACGGTCTACGCGAAGCAAGTTCGGTGGCCCGGATTCCGGGGCCGCTTCTTCCTGACGTACGCGGCGCAGGAGGTCGCGGCGGCGAATGGGTGGACGTTCCGGCGCCTCTGATGTCCGGTCAACGGGCAGTTAGCATGACATCCATGGCGACAGCAAAGAAGGCGACGGCCGCGAAGGCGACCGCAAAGAAGGCGAACCCCCGGGCCGCGAAGCCCCCGATCCCGAAGCCGACGCCGGTCCCGGCCGGCGCTGGCGCCCCTCCGGCCAGCGATGCGACGACGGGCAAGACGGTCTCGTTCCTCGGCCGCGACATCCTGGTCCGCCTGCCTGACGAGAACCAGATCACGATCTGGCGGAAGATCGTCCGGCAACTCCAGAACTCCGGCCCGAACCCGGACGCCGAGCGGGTCTTCACGCTCATGGATCGCGGGCGCCGGATCGTCGACTCCGTGATCGAACTCGAAGAGGATCGGGACTGGCTCGACGACATGATCCTTGACCGGCAGACGACCTTGCGGGACACGGTGGAAATCATCGTGCTCGCGATCAAGGCGTACCACCCGGACGCCCCGATCCCCGCGTTCGGCGCGGCCGAGATCGAGTAAGCCGTGATCCCGGTCAACCCCATCCCTTCGATGCGTCTCGTCGGCGTCCGGGCGCATCTCGGCGAGACGCCCCTCCGCATCCCCCCGCGCCCAGCGTCGGAGTGGCTAGAGGCCCTGTACTCAGGCGGCGTCGGCGAGCTCCTGACCCTGTGCGAGGACTCCGAGGCCCTGGAGGATGCGATCGCCGACGGGCTACTCGATGGGGGCGGCCTGGATAAGACGCTCCTCGACATGCTCGGCGCGGCGGCCGGGCGCGAATCCGGGGCGGCCCTGCGCCTGATCGCGGCGGCCCGGGGCTCGTGGGCGCGGGTGCATGGGGACCTCGTGCGCGGGGGCGCGCGCCTGGATCAGCTTCCGCTAGGGGCGTTCCTCGACGCGGCGTACACGACGTTCACTCGGAATCTCGACGCCGAAGAGCTGGCCCGCTTCGATGCTCAACTCCTCGGCCCGCAGGCGCCGAGCTCGTCGGGTCGAGGGCGCCCGGCTCCTTCGCCTGTGCCAACCACCGCCGCGCCGTTCGTAATGACACGGACCAGAACTCGGACACGGCCGATTCAGCCCCGCCCCGACGCCCCGTCTGCGAAGCCCACGACGCCACCCGCAGAACCCGCGAGTAGTGGTCCGGACCCCACGAGCGAGCGCCGCGCGGTAACGGGCTGGCCAGCATACGAAAAAGCCTCTCGCCCCCGCCCCACAACTCAGAGGCCGCGATTGAGGTGATCTGCCGGAGGGGGAGCGAGCCGAGGCCGGCCGAGGAGACTCCCCCCGAGCGGTTGCGGACGGACAGCTCGACGAGTACCGGGCGCCCTCCGAAGTTGTCGACGGTCGCCTCGATCTCCCACGGGGCCGCGTAGATCCTCACCCTGTTCGCCCCGAGGGCGGTCACGCGCGCTGTCGAGAGGTCCACATGGTCACGCTAGCTGAGATGTCCGGTGATCCGGCAGCGTACCGGCCATGTCAAGGGGCGAGACTTGTTCCATGGCCGGGCGCGGGGATATCGATGTCGGACTCATCTCCGACGTAGCGGCATGGGCTGCGCGCACACAGCGCGAGATCACGGCGGCGGCCCGGGGGATGACGGCGAACGTTCGCCTGCGAGCGGACACTGACGCCTTCACTCGGGACGTGAACGGCCGACTTCATGACCTCGAAGGCCGGTTCGTGGCCGAGGGGCGCAAGGCGGGGGGCCTGTTCGGGAAGTCCTTCGGGGGTGGGTTCGGGGGCTCCCTGAAGGGCCTAGCTGGCGCGCTCGGGGGGATCGCGAAGGCGTCGGCTGGATTCACGAAGCTTCTCGTCTTGCCGGCCGCTCTCGGCGCGGCGGCCGTGAGTGCCGGGCAGTTCGTCGCGGCGATCGCCCCAGCGGCCGGCCTCGTCGCCGCGCTCCCGGGCGTCATCCTCGGCGGGGCGGCGGCCCTCGGCACGTTCAAGCTCGCGATCTCTGGCGTCTCGGATGCGATCTCGGCGGGCTTCTCCGGCGACATGGAGAAATTCCAGGAGGCCCTAGACAAGCTGGCGCCGAGCGCTCAGAAGGCAGTGAAGGCGATCGTCGCCCTCAAGCCGGGCCTCGACACCCTGAAGAAGTCGGTTCAGGAGAACTTCTTCGCTGGCTTCGACACGGCGATTAAGGATCTTGCGACCCAGTATCTCCCGGTCCTTCAGAAGCAGCTCCCCGCGATCGCCTCCTCGCTGGGTACCTTCGGGACCAACTTCGCCGACGCGGCCTCTCAGGCGCAGAACGTGAGCGGCGTAAGCACGATCCTTGAGTCGACCGCGAAGGCCCTCGCGCGGGCCAACGATGGCGTCGGCTCCCTGACGACGGGCTTCATTCAGGCGGGCGCCGTAGCGGCCCCGTTCCTCGAAGACCTCGGGGGCCTGATCGGCGGCCTTACGAAGCAGTTCGGGGATTTCCTCAACGCGGCGGCCGGCGACGGCCGACTTCAGGGGTGGATCGAGGGCGCGATCGGCGTCCTGTCGAACCTCGGTTCGATCCTGTCGAACATCGGTTCGATCATCGGGTCCGTATTCTCGGCGGCCTCGGCGTCCGGGGGCGACCTCCTCGGAACCCTGTTCATCATCACGAACCAGCTCGCGACGTTCCTCAAGACCGCCGAGGGCGCGCAGGCGCTACAAGCGATCTTCGGCGCGCTGGCCACGGTTGGCCAGACTCTCGGCCAGACCCTCGGCCTCGTGCTCCCTCTGCTCGGCCAGGCGCTCGTCAACCTTGCCCCGGCGATCGGCCCGCTAGTCCAGGGTCTCGGGGCCGTGATCGCGGCGATCGCTCCGCTCCTGCCGATCGTGGGGTCGCTCGCGGCGACCATCGCTGGCCAGCTCGGGGCGGCCCTTACGGCGATCGCTCCCGTGATCGGGGCGGTTGCGAACGTGCTCGGGGGTGCGCTGGCGCAGGTTCTCCCGCAGATCGCGAGCGCCCTCCTGTCGGTGGTCTCGGCGCTGGCGCCCCTGCTCGTGCCGCTCGCTCAGTTGATCGCGCAGCTCGTGACCGGGCTAGTCCCGGTGCTCACGCCGATCATTACGCTCCTCGGCCAGATCGCCGGCTCGATCGGCGGGGTGCTCGTGCAGGCCCTCGGGATTCTCCTCCCGCCGATAATCCAGCTCGTCGGGACGCTGGCGGGGGCGCTTATGCCCGTGCTTCAGGTCCTCGGCGACGCGCTGGTTCAGATCTTGATGGCGCTCCTCCCGCTCCTCCCGCCGCTGGTCCAGCTCCTCGGGGCGATCATCCCGATCATTCCCATGATCGCGAATCTCGCGGCGACCTTGATCACGGCGCTCCTGCCCGCGATCCTGCCGATCATCGAACTGATCGTGAAGCTCGCGACCCTGTTGATCTCCATCCTCGTGCCGGTCCTGAATTTCCTGGTCGGGACGATCCTCGGCCCGGTGATCGGCGCGCTCTCGACCCTGATCGGGTGGCTCGGAAAGATCATCGGGGCCGTGGTGAGCTTCGTCGCGACGTTCCTCGGGAAGATCACCGAGATCCCCGGGAAGGTGATTTCGGTCTTCTCGAACATCGGTTCGACCCTGTACAACGCCGGGCGGAACCTGATTCAGGGCCTGATCAACGGTGTTACCTCGATGATCTCGACCCTGACCTCGAAGCTGTCCTTCATCACGAACTTGATCCCGGACTGGAAAGGCCCCGAGGACAAAGACCGCAAGCTGCTTATGCCGGCCGGTGAGGCGATCATGCAGGGTCTCGGCGCGGGGATCGACTCGCAGCGCGACGCCCTCCGCGATCAGCTCACCGGGGTTACGCGCGACGTCGGATCGGCGAACCTCCAGGGGACCACGCCGACCGGGGGCGTCACTGGCCCCGGGACCGGGACGGCGAACGGCGTCCGCGTGTGGGGCAACCAGCCGGCGCCGACGGTCCCCGAGCTCATCATCAAGACGGACGGGACCGCGCAATCCGAGCTCATGGTCCGCTCGATCGCGAAGGCCGTCCGTGTCCGGGGCGGTAAGCCTGACGTCGTGCTATCCGGGAGAGGGGGTGTGTCGACGTGACGCTTCCCTGTTCCTTCGATCTCGTCGGCCCGTACGTATACGACCTGAATGTCCAGGTCCTCTGGTCCACATCGATCATGGACGTGCAGGCCCCGACCGACGTCGAGGTCGCGGCGGCGACGCTGCTCAACGACACATACGACCTCACCGACATCATCGGGTGGGAAGCCGAGACGAACATCATTGCCGACGGTATCTGGGGTCCGTGGGAGGAGCAGCGCCTCGGCCGACAGCGCGTCCCTACCGAGGCGCTGATGTTCGCGGCGCACCGGGACGGCAACGACATTCGGACGCTGCTCGCCCGGGGTGACCTCGGATGGATTCTGATCCTGCCGTCCGGCCCCTACCTTCAGCACCCGACGGCGCCCCTTAACGTATTCCCTGTACGTGTCGCGCAGCTCACCCAAAGGCAGCGCCTCCGCGACGGCGGGGGGTCGCTGATCCTGGTGAACTTCGCGGCCCGGGGCCGGGTAGGCGAGAACGTCCTCGTCGTTGGACCGTAGGGGGTAGCTGTGGCATTGATGGGCGCGCTCGTCGACAACTTCCGCAGCGACAGCCTGAACACGGCCCTGTGGGACGCGGTTAACTCGCCGGGCAACTCGGGGCAACAGGAGGGCGGCCGGTACACCTTCATCGTGAAGGCGGCCTCGACGGGCGACGCGACGCTCGTCTCGGATGCGGCGTACGACCTCACGGGCTCGCACATCCACATCAACTTGATCAGCGCTGGCGTGCAAGAGGCCGGCCTAGAGATGTACCCGCTGATCCTCACGCAGAACCCGGCGAACCAAGACAACTCACTGTTGATCGTGGTGACGAACAACCTCGTCGGGATCTATCAGGTCGTCGGCGGCGTCCCGTCCGGCCTGGCCTTCCCCGCGTACAACCCGGTGACTATGGCCTGGTGGCGCATCCGCGAGGCGGCCGGGACGGTCTATTACGAGTCGGCCGCGCAGGTCCAGGGACCCTGGACAGTTCAAGCGTCGGTCGTGCCGACGATCGCGATCACGGCCCTGTACGCGAAGGTCCGCACCTTCGATTTCCTCTCACTGGCCACGGCCAAGCAAACCGCCGTGACGGACGTCAACTATCTACAGCCGGCAGACCTGGAGTTCCCGGACGGCACCTTCCCCGTCGGCCTGGAGATGGCCTTTGGCGCCGACCTCACGCAGGACGGTTACTCCTTCGACTGGACTAGCGTCACGCCCGATTTCCTCGCGCAGGAGTTCTCGATCCGGCGCGGGCGCTCCGACGAGCAGTCCCGGGCCTCGGCGACGGAGACTCAATACACGCTCGACAACCCGGTCGGCGACTACACGCCCGACGACGCGCGCTCGCAGTACTGGCCGAATATCGACCTCGGGACGCCGGGCCGGCTCTGGCTCAACGTGTCGACGCCGCGCCTCCTCCTCCATCCGACGTACGGGTCGAACGCGCAGGTCGCCTCGATCTCCTCCCTGAATCTGACGAACGACCTCGACGTCCGGGTCGACATGCACCTGAAGACCCTTCACCCGGACGGATGGAACGCGGTCATCGTCGGCCGGGCGAACAACTCCGGCCCGTACTCGTGGCGCCTGGAGGTCCGGCCCGATCACACGGTGACGCTGTTCTGGTCGACGACCGGCACCGCGCCGGCCCTGGAGGCGACGGCGACGATCCCCGTGCTCCCCATGTCGGCGCGCGCCACGCTGCGAGTAACGCTCGACGTGAACAACGGGGCCGGCGGCCGAGACATCAAGTTCTATCTCGGAGACGGCGGGGTAAACGGGTCCTTCACTCAGATCGGGCCGACGGTCACACAGACGGGCACGACGTCGATCAACAACGCGGCGGCCCCTCTGATCGTGGGCTCCCCCCCTGAGATCTCGGGGGTCTTCGCCCTCGACGCGGACATCTATCGCGTACAAGTGCGCAATGGTATCAGCGGGACCGCGATCGTTGACGCGGACTTCACGGCACAGACGTCGGGCGTGACGTCATTCGTCGACTCGACCGGGCTCCTGTGGACCGTCAACGGGGCGGCCGAGCTGTCGAACAAGTGGTACCGGATCACGGGCACGAATGACGAGTGGTTGCCTAACTGGCCGTGGGGCGACCTCTCCGACCAACAGCCGGGCGGCCTCGACGAGGGACAGGCCCGGGTCGACATCACGCTGTCGGGGATCATTCGTCGGATCACGCAGGGGGCGAGCCCGCTCTCGGCGCCGATTAACCGGGCGATCGCGGCACAGTCGACGATCCAGTCGTATCACCCGATGGACGATCTCGACGGCGCGACTCAGCTCGCGTCCGGGATTCCAGGGAAGCCGGCCGGGAGCTGGACCGGATCACTCGATCTGTCCTCGTATGAAGGAATCCCCGGGTCGAAGCCGATCGCCGCACTCCAGTCCAATACGCGCCTGAATGGCCCGATCGTGGGGACCTTCACGGGGCAATGGCAAGTCGACTTCTATGTGAACGTGCCGAGCCCCGGGCCTGCGTCACCAACGTCGATCCTCAACGTGACGGGCGCCCCGGGGGCAACGATCGCCCTATGGGTTGTGAATATCTCCTCTGGTGCACTCACAGTCCAAGGCCGCAATGCCCTCGGTACGGTCATCACAACGAACACCGCGACGCCGACCGGGTTCTTCACTGGCCCGCAGCACGTGCGGCTCATGGCGAAGCAGAACGCGGCCAATATCGATTGGCAAATCGTGTGGTTCCCGGTGCGCATCCCGCCGACCGGGGGCTTCTTCTTCGGCGCCTCGATTGCCGGCTCGATCGGCGGGATCATCGGCTGGTCGGTGCCACCGGATGCGAATGCGAACGGCTTCGGCTTCGGGCAGGTCTCCTCGTTCAACGCCTTCGACCTGAACTCGGCAGACAATGCCGCGATCGGGTGGGCTGGCGACACGGCCGTACAGCGTATGAACCGCCTGTGCAGCGAGCAGGACATCACCTTCCGGGTGATCGGAGCGGCGGCGACCTCGGCGAAGATGGGCGTGCAGAAGGCCGCGACTCTCCCCGAGCTGTTGTACGAGGCCGAGGACGTCGACGGCGGGATCTTGTACGACATGCCCGACAACCTCGGCCTGATCTACCGGACGCGGGAGAGCCTGTACAACCAGCCCCCGAATGTGGTCCTCGACGGCCTGCAATCACAGTTCGCGAACCCGCTCGCCCCGGTGAAGGACGACGCCCGGATTCGCAACGACATCACGGTCACGCGCGAGGGCGGCTCGTCGGCACAGGTTATCGATCAGGCGTCGATCGACAAGTCGGGCCGGTACGACGAGGCAGTCACGCTGAATCTGTACCTGGATACACAGGTCGCCGACGCGGCCGGGTGGCGCCTGCACGTGGGCACGTGGCCCGGGATGCGCTTCCCCGAGGCGGCGACGAACCTCGGCGTCGCCCCCGAGGTCATCGACTCGTGGCTCACGGTCGACCCGGGCGCGCGCGTCGAGCTCACGAACCTTCCCCCGCAGCACCCCACCGAGGGCGTCGAGCTCATGGTCGAGGGCTGGCAAGAGCCGATCGACCCCGAGAACTGGTTCCCTCGAATGAACTGCTCGCCGGCCGGGGTGTGGGACGTTGCCGAGCTGTCCGGGGATTGGGTGCCCCCCGAGTACCTTCTCCGACTGGATACCGACGGGTCGGTCGTGGCGGTCGCGATCGACGACAACGACACAACGATGTTCGTCGCGGTGACCGACGGCCCGTACTGGACTGCCGACAACGCCGAGACGCCGTTCGATATCCAGGTCGGCGGCGAGCGGATGACGGTCACGGACATTGCCGCGATCGCCGGGGCATCCGAGTTCGTGGGTGCCGGGGACGCCGAGGATGTCACGCCGACGACTTCGTTCGTGGCGCCGAGCGTGGTCGCGGCGGCGTCCGGGGATCTTCTGATCTGTGGGTGGATCAACTTCAATGCGGTCGACACGTACACCCTGCCGGGCGGCATGTTCATCGCGGCACTCACCGACGGCACGTATACGAGCTTCGAGGATGCGACACAGGTCCTCGGGGCGTCCGGCGCCACGGGCACGCGGACGGCGACGTTCGGGACGTCGGACACGTGGTCGGCTATCTCCGTGGTCGCGCACGCCGCGTCCGGGACGCCGGGCGTGCAGGAGTTCCTAAACGGCGTGACCACCGACCCCGGGGGCGCGGCGACCGCGATCACCTTGACGACCATCCTGCCGGCCGCCGTCGGCGACTGGCTCCTCGCTCTGCACGCCTGGGATTGGGACCCGGGCAACAACATGGCGGCGAACCCGCCGAGCGGCGGGGGTTGGACCCTGGTAGCCGATTCGGTTATCGCCAATGCCAACACGTCCCGCGTGCAGGCGTGGGCGAAGCCGGTCGCCTCGGCCGGTATCCAGGCCGTGACGTACCCGGTCGTCGCGGGCATCGACGACAACCACGCGAGGCTGTACGTCCTAACGGGCGTCACGGGGATCACGCAGCAATTCACGGTCACCCGCAGCGTTAACGGGGTCGTCCGGTCGTGGCCACTGGGCACCGACGTGCGACTGTGGTTCACGCCGGTTCTGGCGAGATAAGGAGTAGAGATCATGGCACTTCCTGGCCCCTTTCTCGCCGGGCAACGGCTCACGGCGGGACAGCTCAACGACGCGACACAGAAGACTCTCGACGAGGTCCAGGTAAGTACGCCGGGCGCTCTTCAGACAACCTCCGGTACAACTGAACTGAACATCACTTCACTTCAGATGAACCCGATTGATCTGGTCGCGGGGGGGCTGTACTCCTTCGAGCCGCAGCTCATCCTGAACAACTCGGTCGCAACTGACGAGTTCCTCTTTAGAGTGCGACGCGATACGCCCGTGACGGGGACCCTGGTCGGCGAGATGTCGATCTGGAGGCCAAACACTACGCTTGGCTACTCATTCGTAACTTATGATGATTTCACCTCGTCCATAGATGACCCCGCAGTGCAGTTCTATTGCAGCCTGGTGCGCGCAACTGGCACCGGAACGTGCACCATACATGGACAATTCAATACGCTATCTCGTACATCTATGAAAATTACTCGAATCGGATACTCATCAGAATTCCGAGTAGTGTGACGGGAGGGCACATCGTGAGGCGTCACCGTGGCAGGAGGTCCGCCGGCCGGGCGTGGCCCCGGGAGAACCCGGTCCAGATCGACCCGCCGTACGAGGAGATGACTTACAAGGAGTTGCGCCGTGTGGCCGAGGAGAGAGGGATCACGCTTCCCGGGTCCGCGCGGAGCCGAGCTGCTGTTATCGAGCTGCTCCGTGCGGCTTAGCGCTTTTCGTAAGGGCACATCTGCTAACGTGTAAACCGAAGGCCCCGGCGCTGCGTCAACAGCCCGGGGCGCGGTCACCTAATGCAGAGGTAACGCATGAAGCGTACTCACGGGACACCGATGGAGAGATTCCTTCGGCACCTAGAGAAGAATGGCCCCATCCCTGAACGTCGGCCCGACTTGGGTCCCTGCTGGGTCTGGCGTGGGTTCGTCCAGTCGACCGGATACGCCAAAATGAGAAGCGGGGGCGCCGGCAGCCCTTCGGTCTACGTGCATAGGTTCGCTTACGCGGAGCTCGTAGGCGAAATCCCGGATGGACTGGATATTGACCACCTGTGCGCAGTCCGGCACTGCGCGAATCCAGAACATCTGGAAGCGGTCACATCGAAGGAGAACGCGAAGCGAAGAAGCGCGTCGTCCCACTGTCAGCGCGGCCATGAGATGTCGGGGGGGAATCTCGGAACTCACCCAAGTTCCGGTACTCGATTTTGCCGAGAGTGCCGCCGGACTGCACATAGGGAAAACCAGCGACGGAAAGCTCGACTGAAGAGGGAGGGGGCCGCGTGAGGCTCTCGGTAAGCATCATGGCCCATCCAAACCGGGTCGAGCAGGTCGCGCACCTCGACCGCCATCTCGGGAACCCGGGAATCCCGGTCGGTTGGGACGACGAGGGGCCACCGAGCCGAGACCCTAACCGGACGTGGCGCACGGCCCGAAAAGGCTGGGAGCTTCGAGACGAGGGGGCCGATTGGCACCTCCTCCTTCAGGACGACGCGATCGCGAATCCCGACCTCCTGCGCGTGGCCCCCTCGGCGCTGCGGTACGTCCCCGAGAACGCGGTCGTCTCGTTCTACATGGGCACCCGGCGCCCGGTCCCGGGGGTCTGGCACGCGCTCGCAAAGAAGGCTGACGAGCAGGGGGCGGCGTGGATCGTCGGCCCCATGCTCATGTGGGGCGTGGCGCTGGCTGTGCCGACGGCCCGGATTCCCGCGATGATCGAGCACGCCGACCGGCAATACCAGCTCGCCGACGACCAGCGCGTCGGGCGTTGGGCGCGCTCGGCCGGCCTAGAGCCGTGGTACTCGTGGCCCTCCCTCGTCGACCACCCCCCGGACGGCTCGCTCTCGGGGCACGGGGAGGGGCGCGTCGCCCGGCGCTTCGCCGA